TGCCGAGCACGCAATGACGGTCTGAGCTCGGCGCTCCGTTGTCGTCGAGGATCTTGCGGAGCTGTGCGGCGTCACTGAGATCGCCAGCGGTGCCGAAAGGTGTGGTGCCGGCGGTGCCGTAGGCGCGGGAGGCACCGAGAGCGCCGTAGTCGCAAAGGTCGTTTTCGACTTCATTGGTGAGGGCGCGGATGGCCTGTGCGATTTGATCCTGCTGAATGGTGAGATAGCCAGGGCCGCCGGCGACATTCCCCTGCTCTTCCCCCGTCCACGAAAAAGGCGCGAAGCGGCTCTTCTGAATGGTGAAGGGCTGATTGGCGATGGTCTGATACGCGGCGTCTGGGAGTGCCATGGCGGGAGTCACGTCGCCAACAGCGCTGTTCACAGGAACGACCGGGCTGCGCATGGTGGCATTGAGCGCGCAGCGATCCGCGCGGGGATCACGCTGGACGGCGGGGATCATGCCGACGAGCTCGCGACTGACGACATCGAGCGCGGCGTAGAAGTCGGGAATGAGGTTTGTGAGCGTATTGCCGAAGCAAGCACCGACGAGGTTGGTTTGCGGTGCTTGATTGAGACCGAAGGTGACGGCACCGCCTGCCACAAAGGACAAAGCGGCGAGTTCAAAACGGCCTGCGATCGCGAGCGAGGCGACGAGGAAATTGATGGCGATGGTGAGGAGGGCGTTGATCAGTTTCATGGCGATGGGGGAGTGGAGTGAGCTAAAAACGAGGGAAGGTGAAGGGGTGGATTCTGGATCAGTCGGTGAGCTTGCCGCCCGCACGGATGAACTCGCTGCGCTGGAGCGCGGTGAGTTCGTTGAAGGCGCTGCGGGAGCAGATTTTGGTATCGTCCGCGCCGGTTTTGGCCGAGCCGGAAACGGGTGCGCCAGCGGCGGCGGTGGGGGAGCCTTGACCACCGAGGCCGTGATCTTGCAGGCCTTTGATGCGGGCGAGTTCGGTTTCGGCGGCGGTGAGCTTCGTTTGCAGCGGGGCGAGTGCGGCGGTGATCTGCGTGGTAACCTCCGCTGCGGTGAGTCCTGCTTCAGCGAGGAGCGCGGTGGGCACGGGCACGGGCGCGGCGGCGGTGATCTTGGTGAGCGCGGTGGCGCAGTCCGCTTCCGAGGAGGCGGCGGTGAGGGTGATGCCGAAAGCGGCAGCGGCGAGGATGAGTTCGGGGGTGGGCTTCATGGAGATGGAGGCGGGTGGCGTGACAGGCGCGGTGTCAATGAGCGCGAGGATTTCCGGCGGCGGTGAGTATTTGGCGGTGACCTTCCGAAGTGGCTGGAAGGCGGAGAGTGCGACGGGATCGAGCAACGTATCGACGAGGCCGAGTTCGTGGGCTTGCTCGCCCGTCAACCAGGTGGTCGCCTCCATGCGTGCCATCCATTCAGCGGCGGTTCCGCCGGCCTTGGCGACCAGGCTGGCGGCCATGGCGTCGTTGCAGGCCTGGAGCGTCTTGATGGACTCCTGGAGGGAGGCGACATCGGAGCCGGCGCACCAAATTTCGGTGTCGTGGATCATGATGAGCGCATTGCGCGCGGCGCGCACTTCATCGGCAGCGGCTGCGATGATGGGGGCGGCGGAGTAGGCGTAGCCGTCGATCACGCAGACGATGCGCGCGGCGTGACGGGTGAGGATGGAATGGATGGCGAGCGCGGTGGGGAAGTCGCCGCCTTGGCTGGTGAGATAGACGGTGATGAGCGGCACGGCGCCGAGCGCGGTGAGTTCCTCCTCGAATTCCTTCAGCGTGCCCATGCCGCCGCTGTCGTGCTCCTCGCCGTAGTAGTCGGTGTAGCTGGAGGCCTCGCCGACGTAGCCGCGCAGGCGGAGCTCCGCGCTTTCTGCGAGCGCTTTGATTTCAAACCATCGGGAGCTTTTTACGGGCCCCGAGGTGAGCGCAGGCTGGAACGCTGAAGGGCTGACGGGCTGAAAGGCTGAAAGGGAGAGCATGCCCACCGGGGCTTTGTCAAAGCGCGGTGAGGACGCGCCCCAGCCGAATGATGATTGTGGGCTTCATCGGCGTTGCTCCCCATTCGGTGCGTCCGATACCATTTCCCCAGCCTAGATATTCGACCGTGATCTTGGGGACGTGTGCGCCGTAGCCATTCGAGAACTCTACGGCGTCGTAGGTTTTGCCATGCAGGCGCGAGATGATCCAGTCTTTGATCTCCCGGTATTCCTCCTTCTTCACTCCGCTGGCGATCATGTTGAACCAGCGTTTTTTGAGCGTGAGCCTAAGGACACGTGCGGTAGCCGGCGCGTTCAACGTCTGGACATCCAGACGTTGAAATGCACGGTTATTCCTCGAGGACTTTGATTTGTTGGATGAGTTCGGTGACATCGATTCCTTGGGCTTGGGCGAGGGCGGTCATGGACTGGACGGTCTGCGGATCGATGCACATGAACCAGGGCAGGCCGATGCTGGCGCCGTGGCGGATGTTGTCGGCGATCTCCATGAGGCGGCCGTGCCGGACGGCGGTGCCGTCGAGGCCGAACTTATCGCAATACATTTCGATGGTGCCAGTGAAGCTGCGGAGCTTTTCCTGTTCGGCGCGTTCGTCGCGTCCGGCGTCGATGCTGGGATCGATGCCGCCTTTCCAGTTCACCTCCCGCCAGTCGGCGACGACGCTGCCGTCGGCGTCTTTGGTCCAGGGCAGGCCCTGCTCAATGGCATCCCCGATGATCCATTCCCAGACCGCTTGGCAGTAGTTTTCCCGCATGACGCGGCGGATGCGATCGAAGGTTTTTTGGACCTTTCGCAGGACCATGCGGACGGCTCCGCTGCCGAGTTTATCGAGGCCGATCATGTATTCCGGCGGGAGCTTCATGGAATAGACGGCCTCATTCCAGCAGCGGGTGATGATCTCCGCCATGCTGAGCGGCTGACCCTGGAAAAAGGAGAGTGCCTCGCCAGTTTTGAACACGGGAATGGAGATGCCGCCGGCGAGCTCGATGTAGCGGAGGCCGTTGTCGCTGGTGACGCCGTTTTCGGTCGTTTCGCCTTTTTTGACGGAGGTGCGCATGCCTTGCGCGACATCGCCGGTGGGCGTGGTGACCGCGCCGACGAAGTAGGCGCGGAGCTTTGTGCCGAAGCGCTCGGCGGCGGCGAGATCGATGGAGTCGAAGAGGGAGCGCTCGCTATTAAACAGCCAGGGCGTGCCGTGGCGCTGATTGAGCGTGCGATCGTCGAAAATATGAAGCATCTGCGCGGCGGGGCGCTGATCATACGCGGCGGCGGAGAGCGTGCTGGGCTTTTGTTTGAGAACGCGGAAGGCGCGGGCGATGTCGAGGCCGTCAAACTGAATGCCGCCGTCCCAGGTGAGATCGGAGCCGTTCGCGAGAAACTCGCGGCTGCCGCCGGCCCCGTTGCCGATTTGGTCGGTGGTGAGGAACTGGAGCTGCAGGCGGCGGAAGCTGGTGTCCGTGAGCGGGCGAGCGATGGCCTCCGGACGGTTGTCGGCGATCTTGAGCGCCATGACTTCGCCATCGCCGACGACGGCGGTGCCGAGCATGGTCTGCGAGCTGTAAAAATTGAAGCGGCGGCGGATGTCGATGGCCTTGGATGAGGCCCATTGATCGAAGTAGGCGGTGGCCTCTTTTTTGAAGGTGGCGGTTTTGCTTTCGCTGGTGGGCACGAGGCCGTTGCCGATGGCCTCCTCGACAGGCTGTGAGACGCAGTAGCCGATGAAGGGCAGGGCTTCCTGGAGGAAGCGACTTTTCTGAACGCGCTGCTGGCGAACCATGGCCGTTTCTGCGCGCCAGTTCCGCCACATGTTTTGCGTGGGCGCGGAGCGGATGCCGCCGCCGGCATTGACCGCCGACGTGGCGGAAGGTAGCGCGGCGGCGGTGATCTGCGGCGCGGCGGCGGCTTGAGGTGAGGATCGGGATTTTTTGCGGCTCATGTCGAAAGAGAGAAGTCCGTGAAGCGGGGGATGAGCATGCAGGGGGCGGAGTTGCTGCCGCCGGACGACTGAGCAGCCAGGCGCTCGCGAGCCTGCGTGAGGACGGCGAGGAGCTGCTTGGCATTGACGGAGCGCTCTGCGGAGGCGCTTTGGCCTTTGAAGGCGGTGGCCGAAGTGAAGCGATCGCCGGCCATGACGGCGGCGAGCACGCGATCAAACTCCGCGCGCAACCAGTCCGCTCCGCGCTCGCTGCCGATGTCGGCGACATGCATGAGCAGGGCGTCGGTAATGATGGAGGGGTCAACGTCGTCAGGCATCGCGGTGGAGGCGGTGTCAATTCAGGGCCTCCATTGATGCGGCTATGAGGTCACGGCGGCGGGCGGGCCTTGAGTCGAGCCAGAACGCCTTCCTGTGTGAGCAGGTGGGGGAGCGTGCCTTTTTCCCACTGCCAGATGGCGCGGGCGGAAACGCCCAGTAAAGCGGCAAGCTGCGCCTGCGTCTGGCCGTGCTGCTCTCGCCATGCTTTGAGTTGCTCAGGGAAGGTCATGGCTCAGGTGCTCGGTTGCGGTAAAACATGGCGTAGCGGACTACTGGGAATTCATTGGCGGTGGCGAAGCCGAGCTCGCAGACGTGGTAGCCGCCGGCTTCGGCGTCGATCACTACGGGCCAGAAGCGGAGGGGGACGCGGGGGGCTTGAACGCTGAGAAGCGTGTCGCGGAAGGCGCGGGCGGCGGTGAGGGTGCGGGGCTTGGATGTGAGGAGTTTGCAGGCTGCTTTCATGTTTTGATATTCGCACAATATGCGAACGGCGCAAGTCCTGATTTCGCATATTGTGCGAAATTCAATTCAGGACGTAGTCCCGGCCGCGTGGGGCGGGCTTGGCGGGAGTGGGGTCGCCGTCGGGATCGGTTTCGGTTTCGTCGGGGAGATCCGCCGGCGGGAGTGTCCAGCCGTAGTCGGCGCGAACGAAGTGCCACATGGCGAGGCCGTATTTAACGCAGTCGCCGTAGTCGTTCGGGGCGGTGGGATCCACCCAGATCCAGCGGAGGCGGCCGCGCACCTTTTTGAGCTGGCGCTTTTCTTGGCAGAGCTCGTCCACGAATTCGTCATCGGGCGAGAGCATGAGGTGCAGGCGGGGCGCGGGGAGCGGGAGGCGCTTAGCGGGATTCTTCCGCATGATTTCCAGCGCGGCGCAGATCTCGTCATGCTTGGCGATGCGCTGCAGGTAGAGTTCGGTGGCGAACTCGTTGTGCGAGACGTGGTAGCCTTTGAATTTGTAGTCGTCCACCTCGCGGTCCTTTTCATCGACCGCGCCTTTGATCTGATGGCCACCCGCGCCTTTGCACGGGAAGATCCAGTGGCCGCCGTGGTCGGGATGCTGGCGCGAGCGAGGACGTGCGCAAAAATCACGCACGTCTTTGGTGGAGTTGTCGCCGTCGCCTTCATCGATCCACACGAAGGTGGGCATGGGATTCCGGCGCTCGTCCTCCGGTGTATCTCCCCAGTCGAGGACCTGGACGCGGTTTTCGGCGATGTCGTAGAGGTCGTCAAAGGTGAGGCACTCGCCATAGTCCACGATGAAGGACTCGCCGCTGGAAAGGAAGGCGAGCTTGGCCCACTTCTTGACCTCGAACTGAACATCGACCGCCATGACGACGAGCACGGGCGCGACGGGGCACTGACCGTGGCGATAGCCGGAATCGGCGGCGAGGGCGCGCACCATTTCGCCTTTGATAACGGTTTGCTTTTCGCGATAGGGCTCGCCGAGGCGGGTGCGGAAGAAGTGAGCGAGGGCGCGGCCGCCTTTTTTCTGCGCTTTGACGAAATGCAGCGCGATGGCGGCCCAGGTGAGCTTTGGGCGGAGCGAGTAGAGCTGCGAGGTGTGGATGGACATCTTGCGCGGCTCCGGTTTGTCGGCGTCCTGTCCGAAATTCGTGCGGCGTGCCTCGCGCCTGGAGAGCATCCAGCCTTTGTGCTTCTCATCGATGCGGCCGAAGTGCGGGGCCTCGTGGCGGCATTCCACATTCGCGCAGAGGTAGTAGGTATCCGTGGCGATACGCTCCAGATCGAAGGCGCCGTCGTCGTCCCGGCAGTGATCGAAGCGCAGGCCTTTGAGATCCAAGGTCTGCATGTGCTGGCAGTGCGGGCAGGGAACAAAAAGCCGATGCCGTGTGCCCGTGAGGAACTCGCCCCAGAGGATGTCGTCCACATTCTTTGGCTTGCCGCCGTGGATGGATTTCGTGCCGGGGATATCCATGACGCGATCGCGTAGATGCTCGAGCGCGTTTGCCTCGCCGGATGCGAATTCGCGAAACTGGTCGAGCTCATCGGTGACGACGAGCGAGGCGGATTTGTTCGTGACTTGGCTGATGCTTTGCGAGCCGGCCATGTACAGGGTGCGCCCTTTGAGAAACAGGGTCTCCAAAGTGAGCTGCCGCTCGCTGGCGGGCATGACATCCCGCAACGGCACGATGGACTTGAACAGCGGGATGATGCGCTTCTTCGAGATCTTTTTCACCTCTTTGGCGTTGTCGATCGCAAAGATGGCGTTGGTGGAGTGATGGACGAACCACCACGCGATGATGATGAAACAGGCGAGGGTGTAACCGCAGCGCGAGGGCTTGAGCACGACGCATTCGTCGTAGTTCGGGTCCTGAATGAAATCGAACAGCATGGTGGTCCAGCCTTCGAGCTCGGGATTGTAAGGACCTGGAGCGCCGCTGCTTTCCTCCGATGACAAGCGGACGTTTTCGACGCCCCAGTCTTTGACGTTGCCCTTCGGACGCGGGCGGAATGCCTGCACGAAAACAGCGACGAGCATGCTGCGCAGATCATTCATGCCGCGTTTAGAATGAGCGCCTCACGCGCGACGAATCCGCCGGCGATGAGTTCGGCGAAACTGGAATCGATGCCCTCCTGCCAAATGGCCTCCGCTTCGGTGTCGTCTTTCGCAAGAGCCAGGCGCGGACGAATGCGCGTGCGAAGGGAGCCCACGGCATTCGAGACGGTGACGAGCAG